CTTTCAACGGTGATATGTCCATGAAAGTTGACATTCTTTACACTAATACAACGAATAATAGGGGTTCCGATTCTTGTCCATACCTGAAAATTTAACGGTGCATTGTACGGTAAGCAACCTGATCCTATAAGAATTTTTGGACTAGACTCAGTTGCACTCTGATTAATCGTACAATCCTTTAATCCCGAACCATGAAAACTCTCTACGTTGTTTGTTTGGCGATATTCAATAACTGTTGAACAAGCTTCTTTAAAGTTACATTTGTCAATAAGGACATATTCAGTAAATTCCGTACCTGCTTCGTTAAACAAGAGTACACCCAATGCATTTAAACCAAATTCGCACATTTCAATACTGAAATGATTGGTACCTGAAACCTGTACACCTACGGAACCGGCATGACCTGTAAAACCGATACCCTTCATATAACCGCCAGACATAGTACCAGATCCACCTTTTATTTTAAATGCGGGTTTTCCGTTAGCTATTCCTGTTGCATCAATCATAGTCGCTTTCATACCTTGACCATAGATGAACGGTTTTTTATCAGCACTATTATATTCAACGGTATCTGATACATAAAATACTTCTCCTTTTAATTCAATTGGAGCAGCGTTTTTAGTTTTGGAAGCATTAAACAATCTTTGTAATCGTCCAGTATCATCCGTTTCATTAGGTAACCTAGGGAACATATCGCTATTGACACCTTGTATAGCCGATGTGATTTCATAATGCAATCCGTCAATAAACAAATTATTCCCAACTTGATTAGTTGTATTATTTATAATTAACCCTGAATCTTTTGTTAATAAGGAAGCAGGAATTTCCACTTTGTAAAGTCCATATGTTGTCCCAATCGTTAAAGTTGCAACGATACTATCAATATTTGAAGCATTGCGTACCCTTACTTCATAAATTTTACTTGAAGTAGATTTCGCGCCAATAACAAGTTGAATATTTACACTTGATGTTGTTAAATCATTTTTAGTTAATCCAATACGTACAACTTTTTGATTGTCTCCTGATCCACCTTTAATGGCATAACCACGCTTTGCTGCAACGTCATCCACAACCGTTGCACCTTCTAATTTATAATGGATATTTCTAAGGTTGATAGATTGCAATGGATTAAAATCATCCATTAAGTATACTGAATCATAAACCCGCTCAGCATCATGAACTTTACTGTCATAAATACCGTAAGAGTTTCCGCTTTTTAAAACTTTCCCTACTTTACGCCCTGTTACATTGACATCTATATTATAGGAATCCACAACATCAGCCAAAGCTTCCGGATCAGTACTATTGTAGGCATGACCTTCAATTCTGACGTTTTGAGAGTTAACAATTTTGAACATCTTTTTTTTATAATGGGTATAGCGACAAGCAATAAATTGATAACGATCTACACCATCTAAATAAATAGGTTCGTCATATGTCGTATTGGTTGTGTTGTTATACTCAAATTTACATCCCATCCAAACGTTACAGTTATTTGAATCACCTTCTGAATAAAGTAACCGTCCGTTATCATGTTCAAAAGTTACATTAACAAATTTATTGTCGTTTACATTGTTAACGGTATTGGTGTCATTTGTTGAATCGCGTTTATCCATATAAAGAGCATACGTGTTGTTTGCCCTTAGCCCACAATAACGCAAATAGATGTTTTCAAATGTACTATCTTGCACGGATCTTAGATATATCCCATGACCAGCAACTCGATTGGTAACAATATCAGAAAAATTACCGCGAGCTGTGTACACTAATTTAATCGCGTTAACATTATAATTACCACCTTCAATTGTTACACCTTGTAACCCTAAACCTGACAAAGAAATGAAAGAATCCTTTGTTCCTGACCAGTTGAATAATGTTCCTGAGAATTGAGGTGTGATAACGGTATTTGACGAACCCTTACCAATAAATCGAATTGGTTTGCCGTTCGTGTTAATTTCACCTGTTACTTTGTAAGTGGTGTTACCTAATTCTATAGCTCCTTTTGAAATAGAAGCGATTGCAGCAGTAAAAGCTTGAGTCCAGTCCCAATTCAAAGGGTCAGGTATTAGTGTTTTATTCGGAATAAAACTTTCGAATTCATGAACATTTATTGAACCGTATACTTTTTTGAATACGTTATTAATTTTATTTTGGTAATCATCCACACGGTTTTTTAAAGATGAATATGCGTAACCATCTAAATCTACTCTCGCTTGTGCTGCTTCAACAGAAGAATCGCCTTCGATTACAACTTGATTTAATTGTTCTTGTACACTACTAGCAAGAGAAACTGCTTGTTCTGAGTTGTTTATAGCTGAAGATGCATTGGTTTCTGCATCTTTTAGACGTGGTTCTACTCCAGCAGTGAACTCCTCAAACTGTAAGCCGAATTCACTTCTCATCTTTTCAAAACTAATGTAAGCAACACCATATTTTTCAACATTCTCTAATGTGGGAGTAATACGAATTCGTTGCCAATCGTCTGAAGGGAATTTTTCTATTGTTCCTCCTGGATACGTCACAATAAATTCAATGCGCATGTCTCCAGCACCAGTAATATCTTGAGAACCTATTGCGAATTGAGCTGTATATTCATCGGATATGGTTGCTTGTTTTTCTAAGACAACCCCTTTATCGCTGGCTACTTTGACTTGAACAGTAGAACCCGTTAAAGTTACAAGCTCGCCGTTTTCTGTTCGAAAATTAAACCCTAGAGGAGTACGATCACCTTGCTTAATGACCGTACCACCAAATACTTGTTCAACTGAGTTTCCTGCTTGATACATATAATCACCTCCAAACTTTATGTTTTTATTAGCTAAGATTCATAACTTGATCTTGAGTGTATTCTACAAAATCACCTAGCTTATAGGTTTTCTGAGAGCTATCTAATAAAGGGCGCTCAACTTCTGTTACTCGTGCTTCTAAATAAAGTGGCGGAACATAGTGAAGGTCTTTAATACGTAACGTATCAGCAAATGAAGCTTTTTCATGTTCAAGCCCTAAAACTGAATCTAATGTGACTTGTTCCACTTCGTACTCAATAGATCCCATAATCCGTTTGTTTAATTCAGTCAGACCAAGAGACGTTAACTTTTGTACTGTCATGGTTTGATCACTTGACTCAGGTTCATAAAGGGCTACTAGATGCTTACCGTTATTACGACACCAACGTTGCCTAGCAGCTTCATTCTCTACAGTCACAGTTAAACGTGTTCCATCCTCTTTTTCAGGTCCAATACAAACTAGAGAAGTAACTAAGTTATCGTAGTTTACCTTGCGACGGATACCGGATAAATCTTTACCAAAGGTAATTTCTTTTCCATCAAACTTTCCAAGGCTTGTTACAAGGTCTACATATCGCTTTACAATCTTATTTCCATCAATTTCAATTCGAAAAGAGATTTCACAGCCAAACGTTTCCTTCACTTGAAGAATAGCGTCATAGGCGTTCATATACTCAAACGTAATTTGGCGTATACCTGAATAATCAGTGGTACCTAACTCCCACTCAGTTCCATTTAAAACCCAGTTTGCTGCAGTGTTTACCGTTTGACCTGTTAAGGTTTGAGGAGAAATGATTTTTTGTTTCTTTAAATCTAAAAAAGATGCTGAACAATACGCAATTACGCTGTCAGCATCTTTATCTAGCTCATTTATAATAAGCTCACGATATCCGGTTTTATCATCAGGAATAACTACTCGGTTACGACCTATGATATATTTTGCTTTATCATCGTTCACAGGCCACTCAAAACGAAACGTCTCTTCCAAGTCCATATTTCGTAAGTGGACTGCATCTTGTAATTCACTTTCTAAAAAGGCAACAATATTATCAGTTTTATAATCTAATAAATGGATCATTTATATCGTTCCCTCCAAGTTGCTTTTGTTGGTAAAGGTGGACTTGTAGAAATTGTATTAATACCTCTACTCAGCTTAAAAAACTCTCCACTAAAGGCTTTTAGATCCATTCGAGGCTCGCCATTAATTAGAATGACTTGATTTTTATGATCAAACGTAACCACGTCCCCAGCACTCACAATATAAGGAATTTGATTTTCCGTCAGTAAATTGAGCTTCCATACTTTCACGTCATATGCTCTTAGAGAGGCTACTTTTCTTGTCCCATACTGAGCCATGTAGACACCCACTTGAGCTGGATTTCTTGTAAATTGTTGCTCAGTATCATAGTACTCTACAAAAGAACGTGCTACGTGCTTGCCTGTATCTTTGTTAATAACCGTTACATATGCTGTCCAACGATTACGCGTGCGTTCAATTCTCAGCATTCCATAAAAGTTCCAAAAAGTCGCTTCCTTATCTCCATGGGTACTAATTAGATCTTTAAAGCCTTGATCACCACCACCTGTACGTAGTGTTGCGTATATACGCTTTCCGGATGAATCAACGTCTTTAATTGTTAACATACAAACAGGGAGGTTGCTTTCATCCAATAGATAAAATTCAACCTTCCCAAATTTGTCTTCCCCTGTATTTACTAGCTCTACAATGGTTTCGATTCGAAAGTCAGTTAACGTTTGACCAAGGGACTTTTTATAAAAGGGACCGTGCCAAGCTTCTGCTACAGTTCCAAAATCTTCAGCTAAAAAACGTGTACCATCTGATTTCATATTTCCAGTAGCTAACCCATCGATATGAACAGACCCTACAGTCTTTGCCCAACCTGTTATAGTTGAAAGAGGATCACTAAGTGCTATTTCCTCACGATTAACTGCATAGTCCTCAATATTTACAACTCGTCCAATACGATTCATTAAGTCTCCGTTAGAGATGTCAATATTAGTATAATCAGCATCGACCTCTATTTCGAAAGTGGGAAGTGCCTCTACACTTCCTTCATTACGAGCTGTGAGAGTACCGTTATTTGATCGCTGTATTTTCGTTAACCCGTATTTATAAGGATCTGGACAGATAAAATTAATTGTACCTTTCCCTCTGTTAACAAGTTCATCTAGATCAAGTTCGCCATCTATCATTGCAAAATAGGAGCGATCTGGTTCATCATCAAAAATTAGCTCTTCGACTGACTCTGTTATGAGCCAGTCAGCTAAATCCTCTTTAATCTTCTGTAAATCGGCAATACTTTCAGCCTTAATCCGAACAGGAACCTCAAGGGGTCTTACATCAATGTCTGTGCTTTTATGATAGGCAC